TCGTCATCAAGGGCGCGAGATAAGCAGGATCACCAGCAGCATATGCCGCCTCGTCATCCTGCGTAACCAGGGCATAAAAGAGCTCGTCAACGCCCAAATAGGATTTGAAATTTTCTGTCATAGCTGCTCCTTATAGGAAAAAATAATCTTTTGCTAATCCGAAGTGGCGCGACTCTGTGTCAGGCGGCAGCGCCCGCTCCGGTCCTTTTTGAAAGCCTGCGGCCAGCATGGCGCCGTCCACGTCCGGCAGGCTGGCCAGTCCATTCACGCTCAGGATGCTGACCTGCACGCGGTAGCCGCGCATGGTCTCGACGTTATCGGCAGACTGCACCGGCACGCCTGAGATCAGGCTGTACACCAGGTACGTGTCAGGCAGACTCCCATCACTGGCTAAAAACACATCCATCGCATACGGCACACTGAGGGTTGCCAGCGCGTCATTTGTGGCCGTGAAGATGTTCGTCATGGATCGACAAAACCCTCTTCCACCAGAGATTGTTTAAAGGTTTTCATCACCAATCTCCGCTTAGTATCAATCGATGGACGAATATAGGGATGCGGCGGAATATGTTTGCTTGGCGAACCGTATTCCTGGACATTTCCATAAATGGATGTCATCGCATCAGTAAAACTTGAATCGTGAATCACACCAACTTCAATGAAGTTAACGTTTCCTTCTTGATGCGGACCATCAATTTGAATATGTTCCTTTAGATTGCCTGGATGCTCATCGCCTTCAGCCGCATCTCCAACGGGAACGAGCCGGAGCATTTCATTTTGGAGAATCGGCGCTCCTTTCGTCAAAGCACGCTGCGCCGCACCATCAATATCTAATCCGGCTTGCTGGATATCTTCAAGATATGCTTCGAAGCCTTTCAACGGGAACTTCGCTTGTGTAGTCATTACACAGTGCCTTTCACAAGCTCAGCGGCAAATTCCATATATTCATTGCGGTTCTGAATATTATCGGGCGTGCCGATGATCTGCCACGCCGCGCCGTTCAAGCGCACAGCGCAGGCGGCGTTCACGTCACTGCGGTAGCGGATCATCACGGTCACGCGCTGGACGCTCTTCATGGCTTCAGTGCTCACCGACTCCTGCCCGTGTGCAAATGTCACCTTTGCATACACATTGGGATTCGATGTGAAATCAGAATAGGTGACTTTCTGCGCGCCACCCGCGTCTTTGGAAGCGGCGGGCTTCAGGAGCGTGATCTTCGTTTGTAGTTCGCCAGGATTTGTGATCCGGTTTCCGAGTCTCATTACGCGCTCACATCATCCTGTGGCGATTTCAGGATCACCACATAAATATGCTGCGATAGATCATCAGTGGAGAGCTGTTGGATCTGTCCCTTCACCGAAATCACCGCTTCAAAACTCGACGCCTGGGTACCGCTGACACCATAGACTCCGACCAGCTTCTGCACCACGTCGCCAACAAAGACACGCTTGATGCGCGGCGACTCAAGATGCCACAACGGCTGAATGACTTCATAACCAGCCCAGGCTTCCCAATTCTCCACGTACAGCCCGCCCGCGCCGTGGTGCCTGTCCAGCTGGACGGCGCCCGCGCCCTTACGCCCACGGAATTGGATGTGGCGGTATTTCAACGCCTGTGCTTCGAGCTGGGTCAGCGCGGCCGTCAAGCCAAAGGGCATCACGGCTTCACTGCCAGTCATGGCAGGGTTCTCGAACCACATCACCAGCAGGATCGTGGCGGCAGCAATGGCGGCGGGGTCCTTGGTGGTATCCTGTGTCCAATCCCGGCCGGTCGCGCGCTGGATGAAACCGTCGATCTGCGGCAGGAGGTCGAGCATCCGCGGATCGTCGGTCGTGGTGCGCAGCGCGTTGGCGGCCTGGGTGGTGGTCAGGATGTTGGTCATTGCGGGTTAGGCATCCTTTTTGGGCTTGCGCGGTTTCCTGGGCGGCTTGGCGAGACTGCTCAAGCCGTCCTCGTCCGGCTCCGTGTCGGTCTCTGTTTCCACAGCAACGGACTCCGCCTGCTCATGCGCCGCGACCAGTTCGGTTAATTCAGGCAGGGTCAGCGATGTGGGCGCTTCCGTGACATTTTCCGGCAGAGGCGCGGGGGTCAATGGCGCGACTTTCCAGCCGAAACGCAGGTAATTATTTACATTGCCGGGATGCACCAAAGTCTTTTCGGTACCCTTCACCATCTCGACCCAGCGGACGTATGCGGGATTGGTCATGCGGTCCGCCTAGTTGATGTAATACAGATCGAGCACCTTCGCGCCGTCGGGCGTGCCGTTGATGGCAAAAAGGTTCTTTTCGATCTCGTCTGAATCCACGGCGAGTGTGCCGGTATCAGCTGAGCCGTTGAACAGTTTGACCAGCAGGAGCGCGGCATTGTAGACAATATTCGGCAAGCCGAATTTGTTCTTCATGCCCACGCTGACGGTATCGCCGCTGGAGTTGGTTTTCGCGGGGAAGGTGATCGGTCCCACGGTTTTAAAAGCCTTCACGCCCTCCACTTCACTGGCACCATTTAAGGCAATGGTGTCGGTGATGTCTTCGTCGTTGATGTTCGTACCTTCAATGACCACATCGCCGGTAATACCCGACGCATTGCCCTTGACGGTGACGGTGCGCGGCACATCCGGGTTGGTGATGGCAGTTGTCACGACTGTAGTGCCGGTGGCTGGCAGTGTGACTGCGGCATGCACAGCGGTGGCGCTGGCGGCATGGGGCGTGATCTGGTAATGATTGATGAAATGTGCGCTGAGCGCACCCTGTTCATCCGCGCTCAAGACGCCGCCTTCGATCATCGCGCCCGCTTCAAATACCAGCGTGCCGCCGTCACCGATGATGATGCGTTTGCCGCTTTCATCGAGGCGGACTTTGGTGGTTGGAATTCCCATAGAAATTTCCTTTCCAGTTATCCCTCTCCATTAGGAGAGGGATGATTGATCCGATAAAACCAAAACTTACGGAATGGCGACAGCCAAGACTGTCATCGCGCCGGTATCCAGTTCCTGGCAGTCGAGGCGGGCAATGCCGCGCACTTCGGAGCTGTTCGAGCGCCAGGATGAGCCGCCGATGTTGGTGGATGCAAATTCAAAACCGGAGCGGCGGAAGAGCGTGGCATATTCCTTGCCATCGCCGATCGCAATGCGGGCGCGGTTGGGACCGGTCAAAATGGGCCAGTGGGCATCCGAGAGCACGATCACCGGGCGGCCCTTGACGCGGAACGCGGTCGGGCTGGAAGGATCGGGCTGAAGCAAAGGACGGCCCACGCCGTCTTCCAGCTGATCAAGCAGGTCGAGCCCGCTTTGATCGGTCACGACAGATGCGCTGGCCGAGAAGGCCGGGTCAAGCGTGGTATTGAGCGCGGTCTTGATAGCGCTCAAGAGCGTTGCCGCATCCGTCACAGCGGTGGCGCTGATCGCATTGATCAACGCCAAGACCAATGAGTTATTGGTCAGGATCAACTTCTTGGAGAACCACTTGCTCAGGTAATTCATGATGTTGATCGGCGTATCCTGCATCAGGCTGTTGCCCACGCGCAAGAAGTCCATATATTCATCCAGGGTGTAATCCACCTTGTTGAATTTGGGACCTTCGCCTTCATCATTGTCAGCCAATACATTCAACTCAGTATTGACTTTAGTCAAGGGCAGCGCGGCGGCAAATTGTTCGATCACGCGCCAGCCGGTCAGCGTGGTCACGTCCTCGGAATTGACGAAATTTCCAAGATCCACATATTCACGCATGAGCTCGCGGATCTTGTTGTCGAATTCAATCGGGTTGAGGAACCCGCCGTCTTCACCCGCCGGGGAACCGCCCGTCTCGGTCAGGGCGTTGACGAGCATCGGATAGGCTTCAGCGGAATGCTGCCCATTCTTGATGGTCTTGGGCGTCACGCCATTGCGGAAGGCCTGGAACCATTGCGCCTGGTATTCCTTCGACTTGCGCAGGTCTTGAAGCTCCTGCGGATTGGACTCCTGTCCGCCCGCTGGCACAAAGCGTTTGGCAGGGTCTTCGCCATTGGTGGCGTCCAGAACAGACAAGTACAACTTATTGG